GTAAATGTAAATAATGGCATCCTGTAAGGTTCAGTAAAATCATATTTTTCTTCTGCTATAACAATTACAGGCTTTAAAGTTTGATTATTACTTACTATATCTTGCTTAAAATATTTGTGTAATTGCATCATATTCCTATGTTTTCTCCAAGCCTAATACCTTCCCTTATCTTAGGAATAATCTCTCCTTCAACAAACTCATCTGTCATAATTGGATTAGATATATTAAGGGTAATACCACCACCTTGTGGCCCAAACTTATTTTCATCTACAAGTGGAGTAACTTGTACTCTCTCAGGCCCTGAACCCTCACCAACCATCATCATTTGTGGCCCTGAAGTTACAAAATCTGCACCATATTGTGCCTGTCTGATTGAATCTACTCTAGCTAATCCTGCTGCTGTGGCTGCTGTTGCTGCACCAATTCCTAATATCTGATATTTAATAGGGTTTAATTTTGCTTTTGGAGATTTAACAAAAGATAAATATGCTGCTTGTGCAGATTCATATGTATCATATAATGTTTGTGCTACTGCTACCCCCTTTGCAACATCTTTAAATTCTTTAAATACCCTACCTGCTTTCATTAGGTTTTTAACAACTTCATCTTCCATCTTGATCATTTCTTTTTTTGTTTTAATAGCATCTTTTTCAGCTTTTGTCATCAAGCCCATTTCTGTTGCTTTATCTCTATTCTTTATTATCCATTGATCCATTAACTGTTGTTCAAGTTCATCAGCAGCTATCTTTTCTTCCATAGAAACAGAAAATTCATCATAAGACATTTGTAGAAATGTTTTTGCTTCAGTAGCTAACAAGTATTGTTGTATTAAAAATTCTAAATG